AACGTCGAACTGGATGCCCTCCTGGAGCGTCACGAAGCCGAGACCAAGGCCGAAGAGGCACGCGCCGCTCGCGCTGCTCGGGTCGAGGCCGCTCGCGCCAAGATCACCGAGAAGGTCGTCGGCTACGACGCCGCCCCCCAGATCATGCGTCAGGTCGAGACGACCCTCGACGTGCGCAGCGCCTCCCGTGGCGAACTGCGTGATGCTGCGCTGAAGATGCTCGACACCGACGGGCGCGCGCTCAGCACCCGTCAGGGCGATCACGTCGATCAGCTGCTGCGCACCAAGAACGGCAACACCGACGGCGCTCAGATCGCTCGCCGCATGCTGCTCACCGAGAACGACGCCTATCGCTCGGCGTTCGTGAAGGCCGTCACCTCGCCGGCTCCGGCGTGGACCTCGGAAGAGGCTCGGGCCATCGACGAGTTCCGTGCGATGAGCGGCGGCACCGACACCGCTGGCGGCTTCGGCGTGCCGGTCCTCATCGACCCCTCCATCATCTTGACCTCAGGAGCGGGCGCTGCGCCCGTGCTCGATCTCGCTCGCATCGTGACCATCACGACCGACGAGTGGAAGGGTGTCAGCAGCGCTGGCGTCTCCTGGTCCTATGACGGCGAGGGCACCGAGGTGTCCGACGACAGCCCCACGCTGGCGCAGCCGACCGTCCCGGTCTACACCGCTCGCGGCTTCATCCCCTACAGCATCGAGATCGGTGACGACTATCCCGCCTTCGCTGCCGAGATGCGTCGCCTCCTCGACCAGGGCTACATCGACCTCGTCGCCTCCCAGACCATCACCGGATCCGGCTCCTCGAGCCCCACGGGCATCTTCACCGCTCTCGACGCCAACACGAACGTCGAAGTGGTGGTGACCACCGACGGCAGCTTCGGCGCCGTGGATCTGTTGAAGGTCTGGAAGAGCCTGCCCGAGCGCTACCGCGGCACGGCGACCTGGATCATGTCCACCGACGTGGAGAACGAGATCCGCACCTTCTCGGCGAACGACACGGGCGCGTACTACACCGTGAACCTCGCCGAGGGCGGCATCGGCAACCTGTTCGGTCGTCCCGTGCGGACCACCGACTACGCGCCGGAGTTCACGGGCACCACCGGAGCGGCGAACATCCTCGTCGTCGGTGACTTCTCGAACTTCCTCGTCGCGCAGCGGGCCGGCATGAGCATCGAGCTCATCCCGCACCTGTTCGGCACCACCAACGCTCGCCCCACGGGTCAGCGCGGATGGTTCGCCTATGCGCGCCACGGCTTCGATTCAGTGAATGACTTGGGATTCCGACTTTTGCAGAATCAGTGAGTCTGACCTGATCGGTCCACTCGTCCCCGCTGGCTGTTCGGGCAGTCGGCCAGCGGGGACACTGCCCTGCACTGCCCGTCAGGAGACTGCCCATGACCACCGACATCTTCGTCGCGGTCGACAACTGCTCGACCATCAACCCCGAGACGGGACTCGTCGTCAGGCTCCGCAAGGGCCAGGCGTTCGCTGCCGATCATCCACTCGTCAGGCTGCGCCCCGGCCTGTTCGTGCCGATGGAACGTCCCGTCGAGCAAGCCACCCGCCAACCTGGCGAGAAGCGCACGGTGCGCCGTGGCTGACAAGGTCTGCATCGCCTACGTCCACGGCCTCGAGGTCGCCTACTCCTTCCATCAATCGATCATGGGCCTCATCGCCTACGACGTCGCCCATCATCAGCGAGTCATCGGTGGCGGGTGGATGGCCGTCAAGTACGGGACCGGCGGCATCGTCCAGGCCCGCAACGACGCCACTCGCCAGTTCCTCGACGGAACCGACAGTGACTGGATGATGTGGATCGACACCGACATGGGCTTCATGCCCGACTCGATCGATCGCCTCCTCGCAGCCGCTCACCCGACCGACCGACCCGTCGTTGGCGGTCTGTGCTTTATGAACCGTGAAGTCGGTCTCGACGGACTCGGCGGTCGAGTCATCCAACCGATGCCAACGATCTTCCAATGGGCGAAAGTCGGCGACGCCGAGGGCTTCTCCACCGTCATCGATTACCCACGGGACCAAGTCATCCCCGCAGCTGCGACCGGCTCAGCGTTCATCCTCATTCACCGCTCGGCATTCGAGGCTGTGCGCGCCGCCTACGGCCCGACGTGGTACTCGCCGGTCTTCAACGAATCAGCGCAGATGTGGATCTCTGAGGATCTGTCCTTCTGCACTCGACTCGGCGCTCTCGAGATCCCGATCCACATCCATACCGGCGTGAAGACGAACCACCTGAAGCACGTCTGGCTCGACGAGACAGTCTTCGACCGGATGGAGCGGATCGATGATCCGACTCGGGCCTGACGCCCGCCACTACCTCGCCCTCGCCGAGGGCCGTCCCGTTCCTCGACCCTTCTACCTACGACGTCTGTTGCCAGCGCTGTGTCGAGACTTGCCACATCGCTGGATGTGGGGCTGGATCGTCTCCTGGCCGATCGTCATCGGCTCGATGTTCGCCTGGCGCATCCAGCACGACAACTGGCAGACCGCCCTCGCCGCAGCAGCGCTTCTCGCCGCCTTGCCCGGCATCCTGGGACCTCGAGCAGTCATCCCCGTGGGTGTCGATCTGCCCTCCACGGCGACGAACCTCGCCGGCATTGCCCTGATCTCGCTCGGCGACACCAAGGCGATCATCGCCGGCGTCATTGTCTGCTCGATCGCCGCAGGCATCAAAGAATCCGCACCGATCTGGGCAGCGCTGTGGATGTGGTCCCTGTGGCCCCTCATTGCCCTCTCAGTGCCCCTGTGCGTGGCGTTGCGACGCCGACCGGGTCCAAGTCCACTCGGCGATACCTTCGACGAGATAGCGGCTCACCCCGTGCGCACCGCACTGCGAGCGCACGCTGGACGATGGCGAGACGGATGGCTGCTCATCGCCCCGTGGGGCGCATGTCTCGCCGCTCTCGTCGATGCGGACTGGCGACTGATCGTGGTCATCGCCGTGGCGCATCTTCAGCTCGTCGTCGCCACCGACACCGTGCGGCTGCTTCATCACGCTGCAGGCCCAGCGATGGCGATCGCCGCAGCGCAGACCATCCCATCGCAGTGGCTCATCCCCGCAGTCCTGGCGACGTTCTTCTGGTTCCGAGTTCCCGAGAGGATCTGACATGGCGCAACTGGTCACGGCTGCGGACCTGAAGCAGGTCTTAGGCATCAGCGACAGCGTCGACGACGAGCGCCTCGAGGCGTCCGCTCTAGCCGCCCAGGAGATGGTCCAGGGATTCTGCGGTCGCCAGTTCATCGCCGACTCCACGGCGAGCGCTCGGGTCTACTACCCCGACACCTATCGCTGGGTCGAAGTCGATGACATTGCCTGCCTCGACGGACTTGTCATCAAGACCGACGAAGACGATGACGGGATCTTCGAGACGACCTGGACCGCCAGCGACTACGACCTCCACCCGCTCAACCGGAAACTGTCGGGACAGACATGGCCATGGACTCGCATCCAGGCCGTCTCATCTCGAGACTTCCCCTGGGGCAAGCGACCCACGGTCGAGGTGACAGCGCAGTGGGGATGGCCCACGGCGAACTGTGGCAGCACTCCCGTCATCCAGGCGATTCCCGACACCGTGAAGGAAGCAGCGCGCATCCAAGGCGTCGCCATCTTCAAGAGCGCAGACGCACCGCTCGGCATCGCCGGCTTCGGCGACATCGGGATCATGCGCCTACGTCAAGCGATGCACCCCGTGGCGATGGCGCTGCTTGCGCCGTATCGCAAAGATCCGGTGCTGGTCGCCTGATGCCAGCGACCGTGAACCAGATCCTCGACGGACTGGTGACTCGACTTCAGACGATCTCGGGTCTGCGCTGCTACGACCGACCCGCTGACATCCAGGCGAGCCCGAGCGCCTATGTGCTCCTCGAGTCGATCGACTACCAGGGGTCATTCGCTCTCGGTAACGCGCAGCATCAGATGACCGTGACGGTCGTCGTCGGACGCACCAGCGACCGAGCTGCGTACCAAGCGTTGAGCGACTACGCAGCCACCACGGGAGCCAAGTCGATCCGAGCCGCCATCGAGGGTGACCGCACCCTCGGCGGTGTCGCTCAGACCCTCATCGTTCAACGGGCCGACAACATCCGAGCCCTCACCCAAGGCGACGCCGACTATCTCGCTGTCGACTTCGCCGTTCTCGTTCACGCCTAATCCTCGCGCTGACTGCCCCGTCACACGACGAGCGCACCCCGAACCCAAGGAGGGCCATATGGCCGCCTACCGGATCGTCGGTGCCCACAAGGTCGCCGGCCACCTCCCCGGCGAAACCGTCAGCAGTGACGACCTCGTCGGGGTCGATGTCCAGGCGCTCGTCGCCGGTGGACATCTCGCACCCACCAAGGCCGCACGACCGGCCACATCAGCCGAGGCCGATGAGGCCGAGCACGAGGAGTCCTGAACATGGCGAAGTTCGTCCTGACCAATCCCGCTATCACGATCAACTCAGTCGACCTGGCAGACCACGTCGCCAGCGTCACCCTGACGGAGTCCTACGCCGAGGTTCCGACCACGGCCTTCGGTGACACCGCCGTCACGCGCGTCGCCGGTCTCGGCGATCACAGCATCACGCTGTCATTCCACGAAGACTTCGCCTCGAGCGAGGTCCACCAGACCATCTATCCGCTCATCAAGACCACGACCACTGTCACGGTGAAGCCGGTCAATACGACCACGACCACCGACAACCCGTCCTTCTCGATGACGGTGCTCGTCACCGAGTGGCCGATCATCAACGGAGCCGTGGGCGACCTCGCCTCCGCTGACGTGACGTGGCCGGTTTCGGGAGCCATCACCAAGACCACCGCCTGATCGAAAGGTAACTGCCCATGTCTGCCCTCACTATCTCCGTCACGTTCAACGGCGAGGAGCATGTCCTCCCCGTCAAGCCCCGAGTCGTCGTGGCATTCGAGCGACAGTGGAAGCTCGGACTCACGAAGGCGTTCGGAGCCGAACAGAAGATGGAGCATCTCTACTGGCTCGGGTGGGAAGCCATGCGCGCAGCGGGCCACGTCGTCAAGCCCTTCGACACCTGGCTCGAGGACGTGGACGCTGTCGCGCTGGTCCCAAAAGGAGACGCCGAGTCGGAGACATGACTCGCACCGTCGCTGTCATGTCAGTCGTCACCGGCATCGCACCGAACGAGCTGCTCGACACCGATCCCGACATCTTTGCCGAGATGGTCGAGATCGTGAACAAACGTCACGAGAAGTGAGGCAGCGATGGCCGAGGGCGCAGTTCAGGTTCAGGGAGTTCGTGAGGTTCAGCGGATCCTGAAACAGATCGACGCCAAGGCCCAGCGTCAGACCCAGGCGATGATGCGCAAGGCCGCCGCCCCGATGGTGGCTCGAGCAAAGTCGGCAACTCCGGCGCAAGCCCCGTTATCCGGTTGGGCGCACTCGGGCCGCACCGGATGGCGCACCAGTGAGATTCAGTCGAAGATCAAAGCGACTACCGGCGGTCGCGCCATTCGCAAGAACCAGACGTGGCCTCTTATCAGCCTCATCCAAGGCAACGCAGCCGGCATGATCTACGACTGGGCAGGTCGATCCAACTACACCGGACGCAAGCCTCGCAGCGCCCCATATCCCGGTCGACCCAGAGGCCATCTCCTCAACGGTCAAGGCAGAAATCTCGTGAACACTCTGCCGAGGCTGGGAGCCACGAAGGGATCCGAATATTCGCGTGTTCTGTTCCCCTCTTATGTAGCGACGCGCGATCAAGTCGTCGATGCGATCCTCGACGGGCTCGATCAGGTGGCGAAGCAGATCAACCGTGAGATCGAGAGGGTGTGAGCATGGCTCGAGGTGGCGTTCGCATCCCGATCCTGGCCGAGTTCGATCCCAAGGGGATCAAGGCCGCTGAGTCGTCGCTGAAAGACATCGCCAAGACCGCTGGGGCTGCGTTCGCCACGAAGAAGATCGTCGACTTCGGCAAGGCCGCAGTAGACGCTGCTGCGGACATGGGCGAGACGCTCTCCAAGGCCGGCGTTCTCTTCGGTGACGCCACCGATCAGGTGGTCGAGTTCGCTGAGGGTGCAGCGACCTCGCTCGGTCAATCGAAGCAGGCAGCGCTCGACGCCAGCGCCACCTTCGCCACCTTCGGCAAGGCAGCAGGACTCACCGGGACCGAGTTGGCGACCTTCTCCACGGAACTGACAGCGCTCGCCTCCGATATCGGGTCATTCCAGAACGCTGCGCCTGGCGAAGTCGTCGAGGCCCTCGGCGCTGCACTGCGCGGCGAAGCAGAACCGATGCGCCGGTTCGGTGTCCTCCTCGATGACGCCACTATGCGCCAGAAAGCCCTCGAGATGGGCATCATCGATACGGTCAAGAACGCCCTGACTCCGCAGCAGAAGATCCTCGCCGCTCAGGCGTTGATCTTCGAGCAGACTGCGGATGCTCAGGGCGACTTTGCGCGTACAAGCGACAGTCTCGCCAACCAGCAGCGCATCCTCTCCGCAGAGATGGAGAACGTGCGCGCCGAGTTGGGTCAGGCGCTGCTGCCCGTGATGAAGCAACTCGCCGGCATCGCCCTCGATCTGCTCGGAGTCTTCAACAGTCTCCCGCCGTCGGTGCAGCAAGTGACCGGCGTCGTCGGCATCGCTGGCGGTGCGTTCCTGTCGGCCAGCAAGACCCTCCAGGGCCTCGGCATGGCAGCAGGCAAGGCCAACAAGGCACTGGGAGCCATCGGGCTGCTCGTCGGCGGTGCGGTCGCCATCTACGGGCTCTACAACTCCGAGAAACAGAAGACCCAACAGATCACCAGCGATCTCGCCGATGCGCTCGAGGCCGAAGCCAACGGGCACGCCACTGCGGTCAAAGAAACCCTCGCCGCCACTCTCGCCACCGAAGGCATGGAGAAGATTCTCGCAGCTACTGGCATCACCGTGAATGATGTCGCCGCTGCGATCCAAGGCGAAGCTGCTCCAGCCTTTGACGAACTGCGTCAGCGTTTCGATGAGGTCAACAATCGAACAATCGCTGCGGACGTCAACACGCGCAACCTGCGCGAAGAGTTCGGTGACAACTTCATTCAAGTGCGAGCGCTCATCAATGAGGTCGACCGGCTGTCTGGCTCATACGGCGATGCCGAGCAGCAAGTCGCGCGCAACGCCCAGGTGCTCGAAGAGTTGACCGCCGATGAGCGTGCGCACGAAGAGCAGCTGCGCAACAGCGCCGAAGAGTCGCAGCGATTCGCCAACTACATCCAAGGCGTCAGTGACGAGCTCGAACGCCAGAAGGAAGCGACACGGGAAGCCGAGCAGGCGCTGGAAGGCCAGATCGCGCGCACCGAAGAGGCGATTCTCGAATATGCGCTCGGCATCGCTGATGGCACGCTGAAAGGCAAAGAGCTCGAAGCAGCCATGCGCGATGTGCGCTCCGAAGCACTACGCCAAGCCGAAGCCGCTCTCGAGGCAGCCGAGGCCCAGGCCGAACTCGACGGGACGACACTCAGCGCAGCAGAGCAGCAGCGAATCCTGCGCAACGAACTCGCCGAAGTGGCGATGGCCCTCGATCCTTCGGATCCGCTGCGGTCACAGTTGCAGGCGTACATCTCGCAGTTGGGACAGATCCCGCCGTCGGTGAATACCGTCATCACCACGACTCGCCGTGAAGTCGTCCAGATGGTGCAGGAAACCATTCAGGCCGGCCAGGTCAGCCCGATCATCGGATCACTCGGTCTACGTCGCAATATCGGCGGGCCCATCCCTGGCCCGTCAGGACTCCCCGTCCCCGTCATGGCCCACGGTGGCGAGTACGTCCTGAGTGCTGACGTGGTCGATGCGATCAAGCGTGGCAAGCCATCTCGAGGACTCGACGCCGTCGGTGGCGGTGTCGGTGGTGGTGGCGCAGTCATCATCAACGTCGCCGGATCTGTTGTGACCGAGCGAGACCTCGTCGAGTCTGTGCGTCAGGGTCTCTTGCAGTCGCAGCGCAATGGTCGCCGAGTGACGCTGTGACGCTGCCTGCAGTTCCGAAGGTCATCATCAGATTCGGTGGCGGTGCGGTCTTCGCCAACGTGCTCGTCTTGGGCTCAGCGACCGACGGCATCCTGGGCACCAACATCCTTGGCGACTACGACAACGTCGAAGTGTCAAGCGTTCAGTCGATCTCGATTCGTCGAGGTCGCAGCGATCTCGATCAACAGTTCGGCGCTGGTACATGTGTCGTGTCATTCCTTGATGACAACGGCGACTGGAACCCACAGAACGCATCCTCGCCATACTTCGGCGAGTTGGTCCCAGGTCGGCAGTTGCAGATTCAGGCCGTCGATGGTGGTGTGGGATACAACCTCTTCAGCGGCTACATCACGTCATATGACCTCACATACGACATCGGGTCGCCGGTGGCTCGCGTCATCGTGCAAGCCGTCGACGCACTGCGTCTGTTCCAGTTGGCGTCGCTCTCCACGGTGTCAGGTTCCGCTGCTGGCGATCTTCCCGGCGTGCGCCTCGGCCAGATCCTGAATGTTCTGAGTTGGCCGACCACAGCTCGAGCACTCGACAACGGCACCGTGACCCTGCAAGACGATCCTGGCACCGATCGCTCGATGTTGACAGCGATGCGCACCGTCGAGGATTCAGAACTCGGTGCGCTCTTCATCGACGCCAGCGGCAACGTCACCTTCTATGACCGTCAGGAGATCGCCGAGCGGGCGGTGGCTACGCCGACAGTATTCTCAGATCAAGGGACCGATCTGCCGTACACCGCTCTCGACTTCACCTTCGATGATGTCGAGATCTTGAACGATGTAACCGTTGAGCGTGAAGGTGGCACCGCCCAGAACGCCACCGACTCGACTTCGATTGATTCCTACTTCCGTCGCTCCACCTCGAGAACTGGTCTGCTCATGGAGACCGACGATCGAGCGCTACAGCAAGCGAACATGATCGTCGCGTCACGCAAAGACCCGAAACTGCGACTGCGTTCGATCGCCTTCGATGTCGTCGACGCAGCTCGACTGACCGCAGCCCTCGACATCGACTTCGCCGATCCCGTCCAGGTCGTGCGCGAGCACATCCCAGGATCCACCATCACGCTGACCTCCACGGTCCAAGGCGTGAACCACGACATCACCCCCGATCGGTGGGTGACTTCACTGTCCACCGCCGAAGCACTCGCATACGCGTTCGTCCTCGGCTCTACCCAGTACGGCGTGCTGGGCGAGAACATCCTTTAGGAGTATTTATGGCAGGCGCAGGCTTCAAGACATTCGTCGATGGGAACGTCCTCACCGCATCCGAAGTGAACACCTATCTCATGCAACAAGCCGTCATGGTGTTCGCCGACGCGTCAGCACGCTCGACGGCGATCGCAGCACCGTCAGAAGGCATGGTCACCTATCTGACCGGCAGCGATGTGATCGAGTATTACGACGGCGCAGCATGGCAACCAATACTTGACCAAGACGTCATCGCGGCCAAAGGCGACCTCATCGTCGGCACCGCAGACGACACCGTCCAAGCCTTGACAGTCGGGAGCAACGAACAGCGCCTCGTGGCAGACTCCGGCGAAACCACCGGCCTCAAATATGTCGCTGACACAACCAACTATGCGATCGGCGCCAAAGGCGATCTCCTGGTCGGCACCGCCGCTGACACGTTGACGAACTTGGCAGTCGGAACAAACGACTATGTGTTGACCGCAGATTCAAACGAAGCGTCAGGTCTGAAATGGGCTCCTGGCGGCGGCGGCGGCGGCAAAGTGTTGCAAGTTGTCACAGCAACGCATTCAACGGCAGTCAACAACAGCACAAGCACGTATGCCGATACAGGTTTGACCGTAAACATCACACCATCCGCAGCAACATCCAAAGTGCTGGTCATGGTTTCGCAACCGGTCTTGTTGATTGCTGATGGAGGTGACGATTACGGCTTTATGAGTTTGCGTCGAGATGCGACTGGTTTGACTAACTACTACTCCAATCGCATTGAAGCGACAGCCAGCGGAGGCGAAACGAGAATGGGTTTGTATTGGGCCTGTCTCTTATACACATCTGACGCTGCCGACGAC